CACTACGCTGCTGAGCTACGCTAATAAATTTGTGACTACGGAAAAAACCCTGGCTATGCCAGGTAAAAATTTCGTCATCAAAATTAATACGGCATAGCTCAGGGACAAAAATACTGTCCCCCACGTCAGCCACCGACGTGTAGATTTTGTTTGAACCGCTGGAGAATCGTTTAACTCCACATTTTCTGTTAAGGGGTGTCTGTCCCCAAGAGTCCCGCATCTATGTAGAAGCAGGATCAATAGCTATTCTATAAGCTATTGGTGATCCGGTGAAGAATCCTAGCGTGAAATCTTCACCAACGGACACGTAGCTATGTATAGCGGCAGAATCAGTGCCGTACGCGTCCCACACAGTTGTTAACCAATGATATAATCTGAAACCATCTGCAGTACTGGTAAGATCACCCTGCTTGGCAGGTGCAAACCTAGTATTCAAGTAGAATGGTATCTCAGCCTCAATCACTGGATTCTGCTGTGTACTCGTAACCACAGCCCCATCCCATGTATGGGGCACAATGACTGCATTCTGGCGTACCCTATCGTACTGGGTACCGCCGCCCTGAGTAATCAAGGTATTCTCGAATTGTGCATATCCACCAGTGGGACGTGCAATTCGTGTTACAGCCATTAATTGAGAATTTGTGTTGTTATTACAACCCGTTCTCAAATATTTCCAACGTAAACCACCTCTTCTCCCACAAAATGCTGGTGTAACATAATTGAGTAATGTCATCTTGCAATAATTGTAGGGAGTGGCTGGTGCTGGGACTATGGTTTCGTGTACGGCGCCAGGAGCATATCCTCTATAATATGGGAAATTACTATTACGTAAATTCATTAATGTCTTATTGAGAATTGCACCTTGAGAAGCAATTGCTGAATGATAATTGTATCGTTTCAAACACTGACGAAATGATGTTATTGGATCTCCATAATACACACAAGATGTATGATCGTGATCGGATAACGGTTTCGCTAATGTAGTTGAAGGATCCAATTTCATTGGCTCATCTTCTTGCTTCGTGAGATCTGCATCAGGTACATTTTGGTTGGTTAACTCGGCCATTTGAGGGGAAAAGATCTCTCCTACTTGGGGTCGAAACCAGACCAAATCTTCGATTTCTCTCGAATCTGGATCGAAAACTTCGAAGTCGTCACCTGCAGACACAAACACATTTATTTCGATATCATTATTGACTGTAGAATTGGGAACGGTTAAATCGTTCACAACAAATACAGACAAGATACCATTGGCAAAATTAAGAGGATCTGCACCTAAAGGAGTTGTCCTATAAGGTTCTGGATCAAGACCTGGTGATCTATGATTCACCATACTCTTTTCATGCCCCCAACCAACAGCGACTGTAAAGTCGCGTTCTTTAGCTAGGTCAATAATATATGTGTAATTTGTGTTATACTCATTAGTTAAGGGATATGAAGGATCATAAGTTATCTTCATCCTGCCTTTATGAAAGGCTGATGCGACAACTTGAAATCTAAATTTCATAGTTCCCCTCCACCGGCGGAACGGTAAGGTGGCGAAACAACATGCGGGCATGTGTATTTCTTCATCAAATTCATTCCATAATACTGGTGAAACTTCGGTATTCCACAATAGTGTCTCAGCAGAATCTGCTACGGCCCAACTGAACTGTGTGAGAAATGATTCTCGTTGTGCAATAGATTTGATTGACATCTCATCTGTTGAACCGAGACCCATAACACGCGGATCTACTGTAAGCTCCTGTTTTGCATCCAAGGTTAACTTCTGCGAAGTATCCGGAACATTAGCATTGGCCATATTCCCCACCAGTGTGGGTTTATATGGTACAATGTCTGCTAGTTCCACTGGCCTTGAA